GGGATAATCTGTATGCCCCACGCGGACATTTGTCTTTCCCACACGGACACGCAAGGCATAAAGATGTCCGTATCCAGCGAACACGGACAAGCCGTATTGTGTACTGGACACGGACAAGAATTGTCTGACAATATCGTAAATGTTCTTAATAGAAGAACTTTTGTGAATATAAAAAACCTCTTGAAAAAAAAACGTAGAAGTGTTATGATATAAACATAGAAAGTAAACAGGAGGAGACAAAGATGGCTAATGCTAAGTTGATGATTAATTATGAAAATGGTACAGGAATGAGTTTGAATTGTTTTAAAACAGCTTTTGCGTACAAAATAGCATCTAGGATTGTTCGTGGTTGGGATCATGTTAAATCAGTGGAAATAGAGACAGGAACGACTAAACTGAAAATGTATGCTAGAGAATACGCTGGCGGGCGGTATATGGTTCTTTCCAGAGGTGACGGTTCTATCGTTTCCTCGTGGGTACTGAATGGAAATCGGGAAGGAGGAGAAAAAGGTGACTGTTGAAACATGTTTTGGAAAAATTACAGCAAGCGGGTCAACTTTAAACAATCTGGCATTATCTTTGTATAGGGCGGCAGAATTGGCAAGAGGAGTAAACGTGATATACGACAAAGAATTTACTAAAATGGCAAGGAGTATTTACAGAGGATTAGAAGCAAATGGTTATTATAATATAAAGGAGGACTAATTATGAGATTATTTGAAATGAGAGATGAACTGGAAAAGCATGGTATTCTTATGTGGATCACAGATACAAAATATCAAAGAGGTTACAAAGCCCGACGTAATTACCGGATGAGAATGGAGGAGGTGTTGTTTGTGCCGCAAACATCAAAACGGCGCAGGGGACAGGCGTATGTATTGAGACCTCGGCAGGACACTACACGGTATTGCACCCGCGTGTATTTTAATGTGTATTATGATATGCTCAAGGAGTTGGGAATTTTATAATAGGTTTCACGTGAAACATTAAGGAGGTTAATATGAAGGCAAGTGAATTTGTTCAGGCAGCTATGGCGGCGGTTAATGTAACATTTTACGATACACACGGTGAACGTGTGGTGAGACCAAATTTGGCAGGATTAAGAATTGCTAAAATAATTCCTTTGAAAAATGGTGATTTTAAGGTGATAGTAGAAAGCAGGTGTGCAAAATGGCACTAATAAAACCGTGGGTTCAATTTAAATTTGGCGGGAGAGAAAGTTATACCCCCGCTGCCCTGTCAAGATTCAGTGAGGCAGATATTGAAAAAGAATATACTAGATTGCGGAGAGTTGCTTTTGGAAGGCTGAAAACAATTGGAAAATCAGAGTTCAGCAAAGGGGATATATACAAGGAATATAAAAACCGTTTTGATATGACAGCAAAGCAGATAGTGAAGGAAGGGGGTACTTCATTATTGAAATATCGCTTAAGTGCTGTTCAGCGTTTTTTATCGAAAAAAGCCGCATCCGTTACAGGATTGCGTGAGATAAGAGATGAAACGCTGGCGACACTCCATGAACATAATTATGATTTTATAACTGCGAATAATATCGAAGATTTTGGCTACTTTATGGACGCTGTCCGAGCGTCAGCTGAAACATTGCGATACGACTCAGAGCGCGTCGCAGAGCTGTATGAGTGGGGAGAGAAAACCGCTGTGTCTGTAAGTGATTTGATAAAGCATTTTGAGGATTTTATGGAGATGACATGATTTATCAAGTAGAAAATTTCCCTTTTGGTATCATAGGGGAATCTGAATGCCAACCGCGACAGCGGCGAAACGCGGGTGGAAGGCAGAAGTTGAAATACAAGAATCTGGTTTGCGCGTTTGATATCGAGACAACATATATTGAGGAGATCAATAATGTATATATGGCAATTTCAGATAGAAGATTATACAATTATCGGCCGAACATGGAATGATTTCAAATTTTTCATTCAGAAACTGTCATTTCAGTTAGATGAAGATGAACGTTTAGTTACCTACGTTCACAATCTGTCTTATGAGTTCCAATTTTTGGCGGGTGTATTTCACTTCGATCCGAATCAAGTGTTCGCAATTGATTCCCGTCGGGTCTGTAAAGCAGATCTGGAAAACGTGCTTGAATTGCGTTGTTCATATATTCAAACAAATATGTCACTTGATGCATTTACGCACAAAATGGGCGTTCCATCGGCGAAAACACATGGTTTCAACTACAATAAGCGGCGATGGTATTATACAGAATTGACACCTGATGAATTACTGTATTGTATAAACGATGTTCGCGGACTAGTGCAGGCGATGAAAATACAGATGGAGCGCGACGGAGACGATTTATATACGATTCCGCTGACAAATACCGGTTATGTACGGCGTGACGTGAAAAAAGCAATGAAGTCTTACGGTTATAATCGAATACAGAAACTACTGCCGGATTACGAGACATACAAATTATTGCGTCAGGCGTTTCGAGGTGGGAATACACATGCAAACCGGTATTTTGCTGATGTCATGTTATATGGTGTAAAATCAGCGGATCGGTCAAGTAGTTATCCCGAGGTTGAGTGCAATCATGCATACCCCGGCACACCTTTTAAATTTGTAGATAGTGTAACTATTGATGATCTTGTACATTGGAAAAGAGATTTAGGACGGGCTTTTCTTTGTCAGATAAAAATGTTTCACGTGAAACTAAGAAATGAGGAGTGGGGCTGTCCGTATTTGGCTAAAGCAAAATGTAGGAATATTGATCGTGGCGCTATTTATGACAATGGGCGTGTTTTGGAATCTGAATATTTAGAAACGACATTGACAGACATTGATCTGGAAATTGTGATGGAGGAATATACCGCGGATTATGAAATAATAACAGCATGTCATTCCCGTTATTGCATGTTACCAGAACCGCTAGTCAAAACGATATGTGAATATTATATTCGAAAAACTGGTTTAAAAAAAAATGACGAAGAGGATCCGACCGGGTATTTTTATATGAAATCAAAAAATAAGTTAAATAGTGTATATGGCATGACAGCGCAAGATCCGGTTATCGAATCTATTCTATTTGAAAACGGCGAGTTCAAAACAGATGACAGTGCTAATGAAAAAATGTTACTGGAGAAAAGCTATCACAGATCATTCATTCCCTATCAATGGGGGGTTTGGTGTACCGCGTGGGCACGATGGGAATTAGAACAGGGGCTGAAATTGGTGCATGGAACGAAGGATGCATATTTCATATATGACGACACTGATTCGATTAAATACTTAGGGGAGGTCGATTGGACGGCATATAATGCGGCAAAAATTGCTGCAAGCAAAAAATCAGGAGCATTTGCAACTGATAAAAAAGGTGTCACACATTATATGGGCGTTTTTGAACAAGAGGAACAATATTGTCGGTTTAAAACGTTCGGCGCTAAAAAATATGCATACACGCACTGGGATGAAAATGACGAGGAAACGCCGGTGGAAATTACGATAGCGGGTGTTCCGAAAAAACAAGGGGCATGGGAATTGCGGGCAGCGGGCGGTATTGATGCATTTAACATTCCGTTTTTGTTTCATGCGGGGAAACTGGAGTCTGTATATAATGACGACGTGAACATGATTTATAAAAATGAGGACGGAGTAGATATCAAAATAACACGCAATGTCGCACTGCGACCGACCACTTATAATTTAGGCATTGCAACTGATTATATGTGGGTTTTAGAAGATGCAAAAGTTTTCAGAAAAAGCATGAAGCTATTGACATATTAGCAATTCTATGTTAATATAGATATGCAATAATAAACAAAACAAAGACAACAAACAAGAAAGGGAGAACAATCATGGAAATTATCAAAAAATCAAGCGACGAACTGACAATGAAGCAGTTGTATGATCTGACAAAATCACCGGAAATCCAGAGAGTTTCAGACAATGAGGGAGCGCTGGTGCAGGTTGACGCTTGGGCGCTGTATAACGACACGGACAAGGACGGAAATACACGAGAGATTTTATCCATTTTGGATAATGAGGTAGGAGCCGTGGCAACTAACAGTGCAACATTCATCCGTGATTTTATGGAAATTGCCGAGATGTGCACGGTTTGTGGTGTAAAATTGCAGCATGTTAAAATTAGTTCCGGGATAAGCAAGGCGGACAGAAAATTTTATACATGCGTATACGTGGATTAATGTTTCACGTGAAACACTGAGAGGAGGAGGGGAGCTGCAATAGCTCCCCAATTTTTATTATGCTTTATTTAGAAAATGGGTATTTAAATTATAATGAAATATACAATTTGCCTGTCCCGTTTATTTTTATCGTAGGTGCCCGCGGAATCGGAAAAACATATGGAGCGGTAGATTATCTGTACAAAAACAGCATTCCTTTTTTATTTTTGCGCCGGACAAAAACGCAAGCATACACACAGATTGATCCCGAGGTGTCCGATATTGAAAAACCCCTTAAACAGTACGACGTTGTTTTCAATGCAAATAAAGTGACGGATACAATGCAATCATTATCTATTGACAACAACGAATATTTTGCGCTGGTAACGTCGCTATCAACCGGTTCAAACCTGCGAGGATTTAACGGTGAAAGAGTCGAAGCAATATTTTTTGACGAGTTTATTGCACAGCCGGAGGAAAAACCAATTCGAGAAGAAGCGAGCACGTTTTTCAATTTAGTTGAAACTATTTCACGTAATAGAGAATTGGAGGGGCGCAATCCGGTCAAGGTCATCTGTGCAGCAAATAGTTTCAATCTGGCAAATCCTATTTTTATTAAATTAGGTTTAGTGTCGATTGCGGAAAAGATGCGGGTGAAAGAATCAGAAGTCTACATTGACAAAGAACGAGGTTATTGTATCATCCAGCCCCTGCACTCGCCTATTTCCGCAAAAAAAGAGGAAAGTGCCCTGTATCGGTTAGTTGGCGATGACTCCGACTTTGCTGGAATGGCACTACGAAACAAATACCTGGATGATATCAGCGACACTGTATGTAGTAAAAATCTGAAAGCATATCGGATATTAGTCACGGTAGGCGAGATATCAATCTACAAACATAAATCGCAGGAAGAATACTACGTCAGTCAGCATAAATCAGGAACACCAAAACAGGTTTACACAATGGGTAGCGCAGATAAAAAACGATTCAATCGCGAGCAACATTTTTTATGGATAGCTTTTATGCGCCGGAATGTCTATTTTGAAAATTATTTGTGTCAGGTTTTATTTGACAACGCATTTAAACTGTGATATGTTTTATTTGTGGGCAGGCACAAAACCAGTCCCGGAAGGACGTGCAAGCGGTTGGTTGCCGCACGACTGCCCACAATGTTTCACGTGAAACATTCGGGAAGAAGGGAGATTAGATGGATGTAACGGCTATTACACAGATTGTTAGCACGCTGGGTTTCCCGATTGCGATGTGCATTTATTTATTATATCGTGACGGAAAACGTGATGAAGCGCACAAGGAAGAAATGACAAAGATGACTGAGGCGATCAATAATAACACAATTGCTTTAACACAGTTGGCAGAAAGGATGGAAAAACATGACACAGAATGACATTTTGATTTTAGCAAAGGCAGGGTTTACAGCACAACAGATCGCAGCGCTGAGTGCAACAACTCCGGCGGCTCCGGCAGCTCCGCCAGCTCCGGCAGCTCCGGCAGCTCCGCCAGCTCCGGCAGCTCCGCCAGCTCCGGCAGCACCGTTAACGTATGATCAGTTCCAGCATGAATTGCAGAAAATGGCATTACTGGGGGCGCATCAGTCAGGCAAAGTAGAAACGGCTGACAGCGTATTAGCATCAATTATTAATCCACCAGCAAGCACAGAGGGGGGAAAATAAATGGCGGCAAATGATTTAACAATTAATCAGATTTCTACTGTTTTAGGGGAGATCGTGGGGCAGGCAACTGGTAGTAAACCAATGGCGGTTACGGATACGTCATCATTTGTTACTGTAGCGCAGATCGGATTAAAAACAGGCTACGACACATTGGCAACCGCTATTTCACAGGTGCTTTCACGGACAATTTTTTCAACACGCCCATACAACCGAAAATTCGGTGGGTTAGAGGTGTCTAATCAGAGATATGGAAACCATGTTCGCAAGCTGTCACCGATCGACAAAGCGCCGGAAGATGATCAGCGCTACTCGCTGGAAGAAGATGGAACGATCGATCATTATAAGGTGTCGAAGCCGCTCGTTCAACAGACGAACTTCTATGGAGCTAACGCATATCAGCGGCATCAGACCACGTACCGCGATCAGTTGGATATGGCGTTGCGGTCGCCGGATGAATTTTCTAGTTTTCTGTCGATGACGCTGTCAAACGTATCTGATATGATTGAACAGGATCATGAAAACACGGCTCGCGCAACGGTTGCGAACTTGATCGGTGGCGCAATTGATCTTGCCGGCACAAACGTGATTCATTGTCTGACGGAATACAATGCAATTACGGGCGGGACATATACCGCGGAAACTGTGCTGAATCCCGATACAATTGCAGGATTCGCAAAATATTTAGTAGCACGTATTAATACGATAGCGAAAATGCTGACGGAACGATCAAATGTATTTCATCAGACGATCGACGGGAAAACCGTGATGCGCCATACGCCGGTTGACAGACAGAAGGCATACATCTATACCGATTATCTGTCAAAGGTATATGCAAATGTATTTTCGACTGTTTTTAATGAAAATTATCTGAAAATTGCAGATACCGAAGAGGTTAATTTCTGGCAGTCTATTAAAACACCGGGTAGCGTTAATGTAACGCCAGCTTACACCGATTCAACAGGTTCTGTTGTTAAGGGAAAAGCGGTCAATAAACCGATTTTAGCTGTTTTGTTTGACGAGGAAGCAGCCGGCTATACGGTTGTAAATCAGTGGACGCAGAACACGCCGATGAACGCGGCAGGCGGTTATTACAACACATATTGGCATTTTACAGATCGTTACTGGAATGATTTCACAGAAAATCACGTTGTATTCGTATTAGATTAATGTTTCACGTGAAACATAGGAGGTAGTTTTAATGGCGATTCCGGTTAAATTTTATAGATTTTCAAAAAAAGAAAATTCAACAAAACGTCCGGGCAGCGCAGATAAAACATATTCTTGCACCATCAAGTCAGAATCCGGGGTTATCAGTCCCCGGATTTCATTAAATATTCCTTTAACAGAAAATCCAACTATTTACAATTATGCATTTATTGAGGAATACGACCGGTACTACTATGTGGCGGACTGGCAATGGACTGCCGGATTGTGGACAGCAATTTTGCCAATTGATTATCTGGCATCGTGGAAAGATACTATAGGGGCATCTACATTCTATGTGTTACGTAGTAGTGCGGAATTTGACAAAACCGTGACGGATGCGATCTATCCGGCATCAACTACAGTAACGGTCAATACGGTATGGAAACAATTTGACGATTGGTCAGAACTGCCGACGCTGGGACGTGGCACTTATGTCGTCGGATTGATTAATGACTCATCATCTGACTGGGGAACAATTGCTTACTATGCACTCTCCCCGTCACAAATGTCTTCGATTCGACAATTCATGCTTGCAGGTGCAACAGATTGGAATACAATTGGAAACGATCTTGACGCATCGCTGTTAAAATCATTTGTTGATCCATTTTCATATGTCGTATCGTGTAAATGGTTCCCCATCACTATTTCAGGCGGGCAAGAAGAAAATGTAAAATTCGGATTTTGGGACAGTGGCGTAAAAGCGCGAAAACTGTCATCATTAATGAATCGCAAAGAGTTCACACTCACACGTCCTGCTATTCCTGGAATTACGCGTGGAGAGTGGGTGGGGAAAAGTCCGTTTACGTCATATCATGTCCAGTGCATACCATGGGGGATTATCCCAATCGATTCAACAGATATCACGGCAGACGGAGTCGTAGTTGTCCGATTGGTTGATTATGTCACAGGGTTAGGAACCCTGGCAATTTACAAACGGATCGCCGGTGACGGTGAAACGCAATACAATGAACAGGGCGGATTGCTGAACATTGTTGAAACGCAGGTGGGAATTGATGTTAGGTTATCACAGCTGTCCTATGATATAACAGTCCCCACGTCATTAACGGAATTGATCGGTGGCATGGCATCAATGGCATTTTCCAGCGCCTATGCGGCAGCGGATTCCGCGATCGGAAAAAACGCCGGAATTGCGAGCGGGATAAGTGCCGCAAATAGTAGCGGAAAACAGGTCGGCGAACAGGGTGGTTATGCGCAAAACAGTCAGGCAGGAACAATTGCATTAGTCGCAAAAACATTTACACCGGTCGCTGACGATAATGCGGAACAGGGGAAACCGCTCTGCGCTAATCGTCAAATTTCAGAAATTCCTGGTTTTGTGAAGGTGCAGCACGGTGATGTGCAAATGCTAGGGACGATGACAGAAAAAGTTGCGGTAAAAAATTATCTGGAAGGGGGATTTTTCTATGAATGAATTTTTAAAGGTGCCGGAGAATCTTGTGGCAGCGATCGAAGTGATGAACGGTGTGCATGGCGTCGGAAATGCCCGCAAGGCATCGCTGGAACGCGAAGGATATGACGCGAAAAAGGTGCAGGAAATTGTTAATTTTTTAGTAACGGTGTGGGAGGTGCAATAATGCCCGAGTGGATATATCGTATCGGCGGTACCGGAACAACGCTGTCGCAGGATGATCAGGACAACAATATTTTGTGCATCTATGATGCATTGAACCACTATGGATGGACAAAAGTTGCAATAGCCGGAGCGTGCGGCTGTTTTCAACAGGAATCATCATACAATCCGGGAATTTATGAAACATCGCATGGCGGAACACTGAACAACCTGCCCTATTTCCCCGGTGGTATGGGTTTGGCACAATGGACAGATTATCCAGCATACACGGCGCAGTACCCAAACCCCCTGCCGTGGTCGGCAGAAAAAGAAAATAAAAACTGGTATGACGGCAATTTCCAGTGCTGGTTACTGACAAAGGCAGATGATGCGGAATATACGTCTATGGGGTATGGACAGGGTCCCCGGTGGGGCTGGCAAACGTCTAACAGTTACCCGTCCATTCCGTTCAACGACTATATTCATTTTAATGGTACTGTCGAGGACGCTGTGAAGTATTGGTTTTATTGTCTGGAATGGCACGCAGCGGGAATACCTGAATGGGTGAATTACGATGAACGTGTGCGTCAAGGAAAGCACGCACTGGAAGTCATGGGCGGGTACACACCTAGCGCTGATGCGAAAAAACTAATCACGATTTTAGCAAAAAAGAGAGGTGAAAGAAGTGGACGGATACGGCGCACCATTTTATTATGATTATCAGAATGCAATCACATCAATGACCAGCCCTAACACGGTGCATTGTAAAAATACCGGACTAGCGAATTATTTTGCCAGATATCTATTGCAAAAAGCAATGTCTGTTTTCGAATTTCATTTTCCGGAGACCTGGGCAGAAAATTATTTGCTGTATGTGTTATATTGCTGGGGGCGATTCGCAATATTTAATACGGATCGGTTTGGTGTCGTTGCACTAGATTGCGGGCTGACAGGATACAGCCTATTTTATCAACCGACCCATGCCGTTATTACAAACCCCCTGATTAGAAACACTGTAACCCCGAAAATTGACAGTCAATGTGTTGTTATAAAATTGCAGCCAAATTATTGCGGGATAATGGATATTGTTTCATATTATGCGGATCTAATGGCACTGTGTGCCGAGGCAATCGGTATGAATCTGGTAAACAGTAAACTGTCATATGTGTTCGCAGCGGAAAATAAACAGTCGGCAGAATCCTACAAAAAAGCGTGCGATAAAATTTATGGCGGTGATCCTGCCGTTTTCATGGATAGCAAACTTTTTGACTCTGAGGGAAAAGCTAAATGGCAGATGTTTAATCAGAATGTAGGGCAGAATTATATCGTCGACAGAGTTCTTGCGGATATGCGTAAAATCGAACAAATGTTTGCTACTGATATCGGAATCCCGAATGCAAACACGGACAAAAAAGAGCGCTTGATTGTAGACGAAGTAAACAGCAACAATTTTGAAACGCAGTCGCGCTGTGACATGTGGCTAATGTCCATGAAAAAAGAGTTTGATAAAGCTAACAAAATGTTTGGATTGAATTTGTCGGTCGATTGGAGAAACATTGAAAGGGGGGCTACGATTGGTACAGGCAACACTGTCAATAATGGGACTGTATAATTATGATAGTTCGGTTTTGGATGGATTAATACAGAATTTACCGACCGCCGCTAAAATTCCGGTAGATGATGTTCACATAGCAGGACAGGATTTAAACGCAGATGTGCTGCTTACCGAATTATTAGCGCAATCCGGCGAACTGGAGTTTATATATCCGAATCCTGATGCGGCAAGAAAAATTATCACTGCGTGGGCGCTAACAAATGCGGATCGGTGGCAGAGATTGTACAATACAATGTGGTTTTCGTACAATCCGATCTGGAATAAGGACGGTAGTATCACACGGACAGAAACGGAAACACGTGATTTATCCAGCACCGATAGCGGAACAACGAAAAATAGCGGGACAGGAAAAGAAACTCGGAATTTGTCATCGACTGATTCAGGAACGCAAACCGGTTCCGTGACCGGAAAAGAATCGCGCAATCTGACAATTACGGACAGTCACGCCACCACCGCAACCGAAACAAAAAAAGTTGCCGGATATAATAGTAATGATTTTGTGAATTCGGAACAGAATACAACAGAAAATGGTGGAACAAACACGCGAAACGATACAGGAACGGTTGACAACACGACAAACGACACGACCACGACCGAGAACACACGTTCTGATACAGGAACGGTTGATAATACCGTTTCGACTGCGACGGAAAACAGTAATCAGAAAACGGATACCGGAACTATCACACGATCGTATACTAGCAAGGAAACGGGCAATATTGGTGTTACAGAAACGCAAACAATGATACAGGATGAACGAGAGGTCGTTAATTTTAATATGTCACAGATTATTATTAACGATTTTATTTCACGATTTTGCATATTGGTATATTAATGAGGAGGTATACAATGTTTGAGAATTTTCCCTATACGAATTTTCACGAATTAAATCTTGATTGGCTGCTTGATCGGATGAAGAAAAATTCAGAGGATCAGGAAGCATTAAAAAAATATGTCGATGATGTATTCTCCGGAATTGGAAACATGCAAGGCGAGGGATGGTTGAAAAATAAAAAAATTGTGGTGTACGGCGACAGTACGACACAAATTGAAAACAGCTATATTAAAAAACTGTCGGATTATGGCGCCATCATCACTAATCGCGGCGTGTACGGAACTGCAATTGTAACAAACAATGACAAAACCGGCGCCATTGATCTGATTCCAAAAGCTGAAGATTTAAACGATTTTGATTATATTTTCATGTGTTACGGTGCATATGATTTAGGCGGCTGGGATTATAATTTTCCGTTCGAGGAGTCAATTGAAACGTCAGACAATTATCTGAACTACTGTCTGAAAACCATTTTTGAATTTTTGAAAACCAAAACATGTTACCCAATTTTTATCCTGCCGCCAATCGTTCATCAGGACAGCTGGGGCGATGCGCAGACAAATGCATATAATGGCAGCACTCAGGATTTATTTAATGATACTGTTGTTGCAATATGTGAACAATATCATATTGAATATTTTAACCTGTTTACACTCTGTCCGGTAAATCATGAAAATTACACGTACTGGTATTTGCAGGACAACACCCAGGGAATCTGGATACATCCGAATAACCGATTAAACACCGTGATTTTTAATCAGATATTGTCTAGGAACTCAAATAACGGGTATTGTTATCCGGGCGAATGGACAGATTGCAGTGAAGTGATCGCAAGTCCAACACAGCACGAATTATTCACACCGATCATTGCAAACATGCCGAGTAGAGTAATTAAAAAAGCCGTATTTTTTAAAAATTATCAAAGCACACCGTTTTTCAGTATTAGCAGTAATGATGGATCCCCCATCAAACTGCGAATTTCAGGAATCTTCACATCAAATGCTGACAACTTTGGACAGCAACAGATCATATACAGAGAAAACAAAACCAATAAAGAAAGTCGGCTTTGTCTATTCTCACGACAAAAAAACAATACGTCAATCACTTTTGAACTCGATGAGGGACTGTATCAATTCGGATTTTACAACACAAATAAGAATAATATTGCCGCCATCAATTTGAAACTTGAAATTCAAAACGGACATATCGCACCATTTGCATTTACCTTTAAACCTTCCAATCTTGTTTCAAAATCTGATCTGAAAATTTACTTTCTGAGAGATGAAGTCAAAATAGAAGGTTGCGGTTTACAGATCGCCGCTACAGGTGCGGTTGAATCTGGCACTGTTCTCTTAGAAAGCTATGACGCGTTCACACTAGACCCTGGTGACAATCCTTTTATCTATTTTGTGACAGGCAATGATATTAAAATATGTCAATGGAGAAACGACGCTATTGTTGCACTAGATAGCATACCGAATAACCTCAGAATCTCCACCGCCACAAAGAACATTCCATACAGGAACTTGTTTGATCTATAATTAATCA